TGAAGCAAATGAATCTTCAGCAAATGTGGTTTTACCAAAAAACATAACGCTTTACCTGGCGTTACTTTTAAGTAATTCTTAAAATTGCACTTGAAGCATTATTAGTTGGAAATTGTACTGTGAAAGTTCCTGATGTGGATGTTTTAACTGCACCAAAATCTAAAACCATAACTGCTGCATTGTCAACTGTAGTTGCAGAAGTATTGGCATTATAAATAACAGCTGCCTGAGCTGAAATGGTTGCACTTGTAAAACTAATATCACTAAAATCAATAAAAGAAGTATTGTTTGTCTTTCCTGCACCTGTGCTTGTTAGGTTGCCGCCGCCTGCTGCGTAAGTACCTGAAGCACCAACTTCATTAGAAGTTAAATATGCTGTAGTTGTGTTACTTAAAGATGCTGATGCACCATACAAAGCTAATTTAAATTGATCTCCACCAGAGGAACGAAAGTCGTGTTCACCTTCTAACAATTCCTTTTTGAAGCTATCACATACTGCTTGAACTATTGCCATGGTTAGTTACCTCCTGGAGTCACTGATTTCAACGGTACACGCAGGACTCCATCTGCATATTCGTCTCTTCGTTTTCTACCCATCTGTGTTACAGATAAGCCTTGTACAGCTTGATTGTACTTTTGATCGTATAATTGCACATATGTAGGATTTTTCAAGTATGAAAAAGCTTCTGCTACTGTGCCATATATCAAAATTTCTGAAGCGTTATTTGAAAGATACGTTGTGGTGCTTGTGCTTGAAGCTCCATTACCTAATCTTTCGGGTGTTCTATTATACCATAATTCTACTGTGATAGCTGCGTTAGGTGTGGGAGCTACTATCATTGTGTTCTGATCCCAGTTAGCATAGTACCTTGGCGTCCCTGTATTATTAGTACGATCTACATTATATTCATCAATAAAAGTTGTATCTCTTTGTTCTAGCCACGTTCTATCTGCATTACCGTCAACTATCTGCATACCTCTTTCAAAATCAAAATCGTCAGGTACTGTCAAAAAAGGACTGCCTATTGTAAAGCTAGATGTTGCAAATTTTCTAAAAGCATCAAGATCTAATTGTTTTTGCACTTTATCTTCAATATTGGTGATAAAGACATTGATAACTGTGTTGGATAATACTTCAGATCCAACTTCTGTGTAATTTCTTACGTTATCTAATAATTCAGAATAGTTCATGTGTTTATTTGGTTACCCATACCTGAGTGTACTGCACAATAATAATATAGTGTTGGCGCTCCAATTGCTACTGTAATTTCTAGAGATCTAGTTGTAGCCGCTCCATAACCACTATTATAAGCAGATTGAGAAACGGAGCCTCCATTAATTTTATACGTTACACCTGTAGAATAAATTGATCCACCACCATGAGTTCCATCTGAAGTAGTGCTAAGATAAAAAGGATGACTATCGACAGTATTATCACTTAAATTAAATATATAAGTTTGGCCCTCAGTAAGAGACAAAACAGGTCTTTCAACCCCATTAACATAAAAAGCATTTCCACCACCTGTTTTACCTGCGACTGTCACTGTATACGTGGTAGTGCTAGCAGTGCTTACGGTTACAGTGCCTTGTGCTGATTTTACAATTAATTTTTTAAGAGGTGTTTGAGGCAACATACTTGAAGAGGTGGTTGGATTAGATCCATCAGCAGGAGAGGTACCTTGAACAGTTGTGAAGAAAGCAGTGTCTCCCGGACTTCCTACAAAAACTGTCATAGGCATTGGTTGTGGAAATATATTAAAAGTTGCATCGTCTGGTCCAGGAGGAGAAGTATCTTTTAAAACATTTGTTGATTCCACTCTAGGGTTTTGTAAAGCTTCTGGGTCAGGAGCGTGATAAGGAGGATCTAGTTGAGGATGTTTAGGTTCATAGCATTCTGGACAAACGTGTAAACCATTCCACTCTTCTTTAAGTTGTTGATATTTATATTCTTGACCACAACGATCACAGACCGCTCTTGAAAATGTTCCTGATGCAAATGCCATCTTTTACCCCGTTGAGTAAAAATTTTGAGGAACAATATTAACCGAAGTAGATTGGCTATCTTCTATGAGTGCTCTTTGTAGCTCAGCTTCGTATCTTCTTTCAAGTTCTTGTGAGCGTTCTAATGCTACTTCTTGTGAGGTATAATAAGCAAGACCTGAAACCAAGCAAGGTAAAAATCTGTATGGAGCATCTGGTGTATTTGTGAAGGCTCCAACATCTTCAATTCTTCCAACGTAATAATAATTTAATTGTGTTCCTGTTGTGTTGGGTGTTAAGTACAAGTGTATCTTAACTGCATTTAAATCTCTTTTAATATAATATTGACTGGGAGTTCCTTGTGATGTTTTATTGGGTAAGTTCTCATACTCCGACCTAGATATTTTACTCATAGTAGTATCGGTGTCACCACTTCTAAAAACTACTTCTAGCACATCAGATGCATCTGCAGGAGCAGTATAAACATTTGTTCCTGCTGTCAGAGTTTGTGTGTGATTGATAACTTTCCATAAGTGAATACCTCGATTACCCCATTCTGAAAAAAGTAAATTGAGATTATCTCTTGCTGCTGTCAGCTGATAACCTGTTCTAAGATCCATACCACAGCGCGCGTAGGCACGCTCAATGACCCTATCAATACTTAAATCAAAACTAGTTGTTCCCGAGGTAGCCATAAATTACTTCTTCTTCTTTTTGTTTTTTTTAGTAACTGACTTCTTAGCTTTGCCACCACGTTTCATAGCCACGGGCTTACCGCCTCTTTTCATGGCTTGTTTTTTCATTCCCATCATGTCGTTTCTCCTTTTTAAAAAGTTTTTCGTACGTTTCTTGGCGAGTTTTTACAACATCGTCATAATACTCTGCCGGCCATTTTTTATAATAACCTATCTTATGTAGTTTGCAACTTGCATCATAGAGCTGTTTAAACTTTTGCATAAGCATCATACTATATTGGTATTCAGGCTCCCAATCACAATCATCGTGAGGATTTACAAGAAATTCTTGATCTTCTACTGTAGCAGGGTTATTGGGATGAAAGCCCATAAAGTAAACATCTCTTCTATTGTAGGTTTTATTATAGAAATCTATCTTCTCTTGAAACTGTTCTTCATCATATTGATCCCAATAAGGATCACAGAAAATTATAATATCGTGCTGTTTTTTGTTCCAGTCTTTAATTATGTTTGTTAGATGCTTTTCGTATTTAGTCTTGTCTGATCTAACCTCTATTCTAAGTTTATTTTCTCTTCTCCATTTAGCGGCGAAGGGGCATGCTGGAAACCCTATGTGTTTATTCATTGGTTCTAAGACATTCTTAGACCAATTAATTACATCACTTTTTATTTTTTCTGCTAATTTTTTTCGAGACAAATGTTTTTACGTTTGTGGGTTTACCACCTGGATTGCCAGCAGCACGTTTTCTTTGTACTGCTGACGATTTTTGAGAAGTGCTCATACCTCTTGCTTTTGCTAGAGGAACACACTTCGGATATTTTCGTTTAGAACCTTTTGATCTACCACAGGGTTGATACTTACCATCTTTTTTGGGAGCACCTATGTCCACCCATTTTTCTTTAACCCAAGAACGTAAACCTTTTTTAGCCATTACCAGACTTGATTATAAACGACCCATAGAATAACAGCTCCAACAACACCAGCAATAATCTTGCCTTTTTTGTTTAAGCTATTCCACTTACTCCATAATTTTCCCATGATTTACCTCCTTACACATAAAGTTTGGTTTTTTTTCTCTTAGAGTCTTCGACCATTCCACAGCCTGCGGCTACCATTGAACCGCCACTTTGTTTTCTTTGAGCCGAAACAGCTTTTCTCTTTTGAGACTTTGATTTACCCCCAGGGGTAACTTTACCACTGCATACTGCACTAGCGTACATATTTGCGTATGCTGAAGGGTAAACTTTAAACTTTCTTTTTGCGGCGGCTTTTCCTTTTGCGCATAGTTTTGCCATTCTTTTTACCTCCCGGTTTCATCACTTGTTGGGCCATTTGAGATCTACTAATGACCATTAAAACTCTTTATAATTCTTTATTAAAAAACTTTCCATCCAGTCCATTTTTTCGTCCATAGACTTTAGTTGTGTTTTTATAACAGCTAGATCCTGTTGCATTTCTGCAACACTATCAGCCTTTTTTTCTACTGCGTTTAAGCGTTCACTCCACATGCCCCAAGTCATTGCTAAAGTTCCAAATAGCACCAAATAAGGCAAAACTGTTTTCAGCTCTATCTTAAACGACATTGGCAATCCTGATCTGTTTTACAATCACACATGACATACTCCTATTTTGTTTTTGCGGACATTCCACTTAAAGGGTTATTTAAAGCCTTATTAATCTTCAAG